TGCAATTTCCCCCTGATCTGGGTCAAAAGCGATAACGTCGGAATCATCCCAGACCCCAAACGCGAACCTCGCCGGGTTTATGAAACGGCCCTCATCGCCTCGCGCGAAGACAGACTTCTAGTCAAACCTGTGAGCAACGCGATAGCCGCCCAGACCAACAAAGAGCACCACCCCCACACCAAACCCGAACCAGTCCTAAAACACTTTCTCCAGATGTTCGTCGATCAAAACACACGAATGCTTGACCCGACTTGCGGAGGGGGATCAAGTCTCCGTGCGGCCGAATCTCTCGGCGCGGCCCATGTCATCGGCCTTGAGATTGACGACGAATATGTGGCGAATGCGAGACGGGCGCTGAACCATTTCCGCGTCCTCCGCAAAGCCTCCGCAATGCAAAAGGAGCCAACAGCATGACCCTCGAAACTTACGACGAAAAAATCGAAGCAGCCTTGAAAGACTTTTCTCAATATGCAATCCCAAAGGAGCCCCCTGTGCCCGCCGGAAACCCCCAAGTCGAAATCATCGCGAAAGCCCTCGACCGGGCGCAGAGCCTCCTTACCGCCAAGAACGCGGAATACGCTGATAGCGGGGATATCCTGTCAGCCTTCCGCCGCCTTGCCGACGCCCAGTCCATCCCGATGTCTTCCGTCTGGTTCTTTCTGGCCGGAAAGCACCTCGATGTCGTCACCCAATACGTCAAAGAATATCGGGAAGGGGTGAGCAGGTCGCGAACCCAGGCCGTCTCCGAGCGCGTTGACGACATCATCGTTTACAGCCTCTTGCTGCTGGTCATCCTCGAAGAAGAAGGGCGGATTTAATGTCTGTCGGCACTGATCGAGTCCGTGTGGACTTCAACCCCTCCAACTCCAGCCCGGTCTATGTCGTCAAGTCCAGAACGGCGGATTTGATCGACCTGCTTGAGGCTGAAATCGCACAAGGCGAGCGGAGTGAAAAGGCACGCCTTGTCGCCATTGCCATGACCAAATACGAAGAGGCTGCCATGTGGGCAGTCAAAGCTCTGACGGCCTGAAAATGCACTCAGCCTCGCCCCCTTTCGCGCACTCCAGCGGCCCCCGTGACGCCAAGATCGCAATTGTGGGCGAGGCTTGGGGAGATCAGGAAGCCCTGATCGGAAAGCCCTTCCAAGGTTATTCCGGTCAGGAGCTTACCCGCATGTTGCAAGAGGCCGGAATTGCGCGCCGCGACTGCTTTTTGACCAACGTGCTGGCTCTCAAGCCGCCGCAAAACGACCTGACGGCCCTCTGCTGCAAAAAGGCTGAAGTCGGGCCAGACTACGCCCTGCCTCATTTAGGCAAGGTTGGCCAGTATTTGCGCCCCGAGTTTCTTCCCGAACTCGACCGCCTTCGGACCGAACTGGCAGAAGTCCGTCCTAACGTAGTGCTCGCCCTCGGCGCAACCGCCTGTTGGGCACTTCTCCAAACTAACGGGATCGGAGCCCTTCGCGGCACCGTCGCCACCAGCAGCCTTCTAGACATCAAAGTCCTGCCCACCTACCACCCCTCCGGCGTCCTCCGGAACTGGGCTTGGCGTCCAATCGCCATCGCCGATCTTATGAAGGCCAAGCGCGAAAGTGCCTTTCCCGAAGTCAAACGCCCCCGCCGCTTCATCTTAGTCAACCCCACAATCCAAGAATGTTGGGACTGGATCAAAACCCACCTTTCCACCGAATGCTCGTGCGACATCGAGACGAAATATGGCATGATCGAAATGATCGGGTTTTCCGCTTCCGCCGAACACGCCATGGTCGTTCCGTTCTGGGACCGAGCGAAAGGCGGGAATTACTGGTCTTCCCCGAACCTCGAACGCGATGCGCGGAGCGTAGTTCGTCATATTTTGGAAAATCCCCAGATCACAAAAATCTTCCAGAACGGCTGCTACGATATTCAGTATCTGCTAAAAGAAGGTTACAGGCCAAGGGGATGCAATGAAGATACTATGTTATATCACCATGCTCTTTTTCCAGAAATGCAAAAGGGTTTAGGCTTTTTGGGAAGTATCTACACAAATGAAGTTAGTTGGAAAATGATGCGTGGTAAACAGGTAACGGAGATGAAGAAAGATGACTAGAGAAGAGCTTTTAATTCATTTAACCTATCGCAAAGACACTGGCACGTTTTATTGGCGTAAAACTCTGCGCAGGGGTTTTGAAGGCAAACGCGCTGGTTCTTATAATAAGCTCGGTTATGAAACCATTAGACTATTTGGGAAGCTACACCTCACTCATCGTTTAGTTTGGTTAGCCGAAACTGGTTCATTCCCAGAGAGGCATTTAGATCACATTAACAGGATAAAATCTGATAATAGATTTGAAAACCTACGGGAATGCACTCGCACAGAAAATATGCGAAACACGAAACGACACCAAGAAAGACTCGGGTATAGCTATGACAGAACTCACGGAAAATGGAAAGTCTATATTGATGAGCCAGATAAAAAGAGAGTAAATCTCGGCACGGTCAGAACCAAAGAAGAAGCAATCGCATTATTAGAGTCAGCCAAATGCAAACGCGAACCCACTCTTTTATGGAAGCAGCCCTCAACACCGCATCTGGTTTTCTCATTTCCCTGCTAACTCAGTGGGTAGTCTTCCCATTCTTTTCTTTTCATCCTAGCCTGCATGAAAATCTGGAAATCACAACCATTTTCACAGTCGTAAGCATCGCCAGATCATACTTCTGGCGCCGCCTCTTCAACGCCCTTCACGAGAAAGGAGTGCTATGATCTTATACACAATCGCATGGCTCTTCTGGGCTTATTACGTCTTAACCGGCGATGGGTTTGATCTTTTGATCTCCACCGTCTTCCTCCTGTTCATTGCTTGGTGCTTGTGAAATGCCAGTCATCGACACTTCCACCCTTCAAGAAGGCGTTGTGCTGCCTGAGAACGAACAGATTTACAACGGTCTGGATTGTTGCATTACGCATGAAGTCCTTGATGCGATCCGCGAGATCGGCCCGGCCCCCTCGATCTACAATTTCACCCGCGCCCTTCAGGCTCCAGTCATGGACATGATGCGTCGGGGTTTTCTCGTTGACTCTTACGAACGTCAGAAAGGCATTGAAACCCTGACGGTCGAAATCGAGCGCTTGACCGCCCTTCTCAACAAATTCTCTTACGCCTTCTGGGACCGCCCCCTCAAAGCCAACTCCCCTAAAATGCTCCAAGACTTCTTCTTCGGGGAAATGAAAATCCCCGAGATCTGGACATCCAAAAAGGGCGAACGCAAACTTTCCATGGACCGGGAGGCCCTTGAAAAGCTCGACAACTATTTCCACGCCCGCCCGTTTGTCGCGACCATTCTGGCAATCCGCGACGCGGTGAAACAGCTCTCAGTGTTGAAAACCGAAATCGATTCAGATGGAAGAATGAGGACTTCCTACAATGTGGCAGGAACAGAAACCGGACGATTTTCGTCATCCACAAACGCATTCGGAACCGGCACGAATCTCCAAAACATCACGGCCGCTCTTCGCAAGATGTTTATCGCAGACCCAGGCTATAAAATCTGCGGCATCGACTTGGAGCAAGCAGAGTCCCGTGAAGTGGGATGGCTTTCTGGAACTATCTGCGGCGATTGGTCTTACCTCGATGCTTGTTACAGCGGCGATCTACATACCCTCGTGGCCCGAACCGCCTGGCCCCACCTTGACTGGAACGGAGACGCAAAGCACGATCGAGCAATTGCCGACACCCCCTTTTACCGAAACCTCACCTATCGAGACCTTGCTAAAAAGCTGGGACATGGATGCCTCACAGAAGATCATGAGGTTCTTACCCGAAATGGCTGGGTCGCTATCGGAAATAAGCCTGACGAAATCCTCGCCTTCAACGAGCACTTCAGCGACTTCGAGCGAGTGTCAAACTGGACAGACTTTTCATACACGGGGACGCTACACTCATTCGAGGGGGCGTCGCTATCGGCGGAGATGACTTCCGATCATCGCGTTCCTTACAAAAGTGACAAACGCTGTCCTATGAAAGAGCGAAAAGCTGCGGATGGGCCGGGAGCAAACATGCCCCTCGGCTACGGATATGTGGGCGGGCATCTTTGCCCCCCTGCCCGCCTTATCGCAGCTTTTATGGCTGACGGCCATCAACACACAAAAAACAGTATGAAATTCCACTTCCATAAGGAGCGGAAGATCAAACGTCTTATCGAACTGTGCGAACTCTATGACTTCCCTTATCGTGTAGCTCTTCCCTACATCTATGTTGAAGGGATGCTCCCAAAAGACCCATCTTGGTGGATGCTTAACTGGTCCGAAGAGAGCCTTCAGGAGTTCCTCGATGAATACAAGTATTGGGATGGACATATTAGCCCAACTGCTGTATCCCTGTTTTCAAAAAATAAGGAGCACTTAGAAATTATACAGACCCTT